GACAGCCCCGTCGTGAGACGGTACCAGCCCTTACGCGTGCGGAAGATGAGGCCGCCCGGCGTGAGCGCGATCGTGTCGTGCGAGAGCGCGCCGACGTCCGACGACAGGAGGCGCGGCGGACCATAGTTGGTTCCGCCGCCGGTGTTGTCGAACCCGACGCCCGGCACCGCGAACACCGCATTGACCGTGAACACGATCAGCGTCTCGCTCACGAGTGCCAGCCCCGTGATCGCGCCCGCCGACGCCGGCACGACGAACGAGAGCGCCGAATTGAAGCCGACGACTTCGCCCTCGGAGCGCTGCAGCGAGTACCACACCCGGCCCGGCTCCGCGGCGACGCCCGCGAGGAAGATGCGCGAATCGCCCGCCAGGATGATCGTCGCCGGCGGCGGCGCGAGGCGCGGCAGAACGTTTCCGTTCTCGGGGTTCTGCTCGCGGGTCTCGAGGGTCGCGTCGATCAGGTTGTCGTAGCCGAACGTCAGATCGAAGCCGGCCGCCGGGTCCATCGAGATGAACCCGTTGTCACCGCTCACCGTCGGATCCTTGGACGTGATCAGGTAGAACGGCGAGTCGAGAACGGGCGCGACCTTCGTCCGCCAGATCTCGAGCGCCGGCTTTCGGCGTGACCCCGTCTTTCGCGTCACGTGCGTGTTGCCGATCGAGAAGTCGACACGCCCACTCGCACCGACCGTCGCCTGCTCGCCGGTCGCCGTCGTCGACCGCTCGGTCTCGCCCGCGGCATTCTCCCACCGCAGCGTTGCCTTGTAGCTGTAGGCGCCCGCTGGCATCGCGCCGCCGCCGACGGCGAGCGATGCGAAGAGCCAAGGGTACTGCTCGAACCCGACCTCGGTCAGGCCCTCGCCGTCGTATTGCAGCACAGGGCTACCCGAGACGTAGCCCGTGCGTCCGAGCTGCACGACGCGACGAGCGGCGTCGTCATCGAACGCGAACGTGATGTCGCGCGGGGCGCGCGCGCCGTAGGTGCTGTGGTCGGTGCCGCCCGTGATGATGATCTGCCGCTCGATCCCGCACCACGCGTAGCCCGTCGTGCCGCTCACGAGTGCGACGCCCGCGACGTGACCCGACGACGCCGCGAATCCCCCCGCGCGCGTCCATCCGGCCTTGGCCACGTAGAGGCCGTCATCGCGGTGGAGGAAGTACCCGTTCTGCAGCTGCGCCCGAATGCCGAGCGGCATCCCCATGCCGGCGGCGCCGCTCTCGCCGGCGAACACCGACCAGACGAACACACGGCCGCCGAAGTCGAACGCGCGCGAGACGACCCCTTGGCGCAGGAGGAGCACCGCCTGCGTCCCGAGCGTGTTCCCCGTGTCGACCCAGTTGCTCTTGAGCTCGAACGCCGAGGAGAGTGCCGTCTCGCCCGCCGACCAGAACGCAAAGCAACGGTACTGGCCGCCGTCGAGAACGGTGCGGTGCGCGCCGGTCAACTGGTTAACGGTCGCGGCCGCGGTCCCCACGGCCTGCCCGGTGAACACGTCCGCGAGCGTGCTTGTCACGAGGAGATCGCCCTGAATGTTCGTCCCGTTCGTTCGGAGGATCTGGACGCGATCGTTGAGCGCGCACGACAGGGCGATCACGCCGTTCGCCGTGCGCGCCTTCGCACTCGTCGTGACGGCGAGCGCCCCGGTCAGGCGCGCCGCCGTGTATGCCGTGCCCGCGGTGTTGCGGCCGGCGGCGACGACGCGATCCGTCGTCGGATCGCGGACGACGTCGTACCGCGTGCAGTCTCCGATCACCGTGGTCGGCGATGCCGGCGTGAAGCTAGGATTGCTCGGCGTGATCGCCTTCGCGACGAGGTTCGTCGGGCCGCCGGCGTCGATCCACAGGACGAGGATCGCGGTATCGACCGCGACGACGCGGGGCCGCGTGACCCCTGCGCCGAGCGACACGGGCGCGATCAGAACGGCGCCCGTCGTCGCGTCCGCGGCGGCGAGGTACGAGAGCTCGACGGCGCCGACTTGCAGCTCCGTCCATACGTAGACCACGACGTTGCCGAGCTGCGCGCGGTCGGCGAAGATCTGATCGTTTGTGTTGCCGAATTTCGGCGCTTCCGCGACCGTCACCGCGAGGTGCGTGCCGCGGCTCACCCACTTCGCGAGCGCCGGGCTCCACGCATAGAGCGTGTCCGAGGTGAACAGGAGGAGCTCGTCGTTCACCACGGCGAGCTTTCGCGCGTTCGTGATCGTGCCGCTCGGGTGGATCCCCGTCCCGATCGACGCGTAAGGCTTGCGCATGCGCAGGCCCCCGACCTCGTCGAACTCGACATTGATTGCACGCGTCAACGCGGGGGGTTCCACCGCGTGCGGGTGCGCCTTCTGATCGAGCCCTGCAGCAAATGGGAGCTGCAGGGTCTGCCACTCGAGGCCCTCCACTACAGCACCGCCACGTCAACGGTGATCGTCGCGCCGAATCCGACGGCTCGAAGCACGAGATGCGTCGCCGGGTCGACGCCGGCGGCGCGCACCTCGAGGACGGCGCCGCCCGTAAGGCCCGTGCCCGGGCGCGCCGACGAGGCCGCGTGCCAGCGCGGCGGGCGCCCGAGGCGGTGTGCCACCGCGACGTCGGTCGCGTCGGGCAACACGACGCCCGCGATCACGCGCATGGCGGCCGCCGGGAGGTCCAGCACCTCGTTCAGGACGCGTGCATGCTCGCGCACGACCCGGTCGATCGTCGGGTCGGGTAGCGTCGGCGAGATCGGGCGGCGAATGGTCACGGCCACCAGTCTCCCGCGTCGGACCCGAGATCGAACGCGAACGCGTCGCCGAGGACGCGCCGGCGCGGTTGCACGAACGATCGCAGCTGCGCCCACGTGCGCAGGCGCTCGCGGGCCGCCTCGCGCTCCGCCATCGCAACGCGCACGTCGGCCTCCCCCTTCGAGAGGGCCTTCACGGCCACCCCCCAGATCAGGAAGGCCTCGCCGTCGGGCGTCACCACGTCAACGCTGGTGGCGTCGATCGCCCCCGAGATGTCCGGGGGCTGAGGGATGTAGATGTGCTTGTACGAGCCGCTGCCGGGCACGGGGTAGAGCTCGACGTTCTGCCCGATGATCGCGTACGCGTATGCCTCGCCCGTGCGCCCGACGACCGCGGCCCGCTCCTGGATCATGACCTCTTGAAGGGGTCGCCGCGTGCCGGCCGCGTCGCGCACGAATTCGATCCCGAGCGTCGCCAGGTGATCGGCCGGCAGGGCGTACGACGTCGCGCCGGTCGCCGTGATCGTCGCCTCGGCCTCGAAGTAGCGCATCCCCGTCTCGGCCACGAGGAGCTGTAGCTCGCCGTTCTGCTCCGAAATGAGCGACTTCCACTCGCTCGTCGCGATGTGGCCGTCACCCTCGAAATCCACGCGCTGCTGACAGCGCGTGACCAGCGTCCCGAGGGTCACGTTTCGCACGACGACTCCTAGACCGCGGTGGCCTTGAAGATCAGATCCACAAACATCCAATTGGTCGAGGTGAGATCCGCGAGCGTGTTCGCCGCGGAGTAGACGAACACGTCGATCCGGCGGTTCGTCGCGTCGTAGCTCCCGAAGACGGTGTCCCACAGATCGACGTCGTTCGGCGTCGTCGCCTGCAGGCCGGCCTTCGTCGCGCCAACGAACACCCCCGGCGCCTCGGAGAACGTGAAGCGATAGCGCCCCGTCGACACCCATGTCACCGTGACGCCCGGCCCGAGCTCCTTTGTCGGGTTCGCCGCCCCAGCGCCGCGGATGCGAATGAGGTAGTGCTGCGCTTCAGGAACGTTATCGCGAGATGGGTAGACTTCCGCCATGGGTCACCGCACCCAGCAAGCGCCGCGGACCTTGTAGACGCCCGCGGCCGTCTGGCTGGCTTGGCCGTGCAGCGCGAGTAGGAGCTGATCGGTGAAGCCGAGGACGACCGGCGGCATCGCCTGGATCTGCGTACGCACCGAGCCGGCGGCCGTCGTCGCCGTGTCGAGCGGGTCGGCGCCGAAGACGAAGATCTTTTTGTCGCCGGCGATCTCGATCGAGGGCCGGAACGTGCCGAACCCGAGGTCGCGCACCGCCGAGCTCTCGGTGCCCGTCGTGATCGCGCCGCCCAACGCGGTGAACGCGGTGGAGTCGAGTGCGTTGACCGATTGACCGTTGCTGTTGAGCACGGTCAGTGCGGTGCCGCCGCTCAACACGCGGGTCGTTCCCGTATCGAGCTGCGCCGCCCAGCATGCTTGCGTCGCAGAAGCGCCGGCCGTCACGACTTCGATCTCGATATAATCGAAGTAGATGCGCCGGCCCGTGCTGAGCAGGTTTCGGAAGAACAAAAAAGGCTTCGTCATCGTCGCGTCAGCGTCGGCGAGGACCGGCGCGGCGTGACCGGCGAGCGTGGTGGCCGCGTCGTTCGTGGCGTTGTGGAACACGTGATAGCTGCCCTCGTCCGAGAGGGCGTGGCGCCACGGGACGGCCGGTGCCACGTACTGCTCGCCGTACTGCGAGAGACGCATCGGCGCGAGCGTGCCATCGGACTGGGGGGTGCCCTTGGCACGGGCAACCTGCGAGAACGGGCGAACATCGTCGGAACCCATGATTGATCTCCTGTGGCTTGAGCGTGGGATCAGATCGCGATCACCGAGAAGCAGCCCGGCTCGATCTGGACGTAGTTGACCCACGCGCGCGCGCGACCCTCGATGGAGTCCGCGCTCACCGAGCGCAGGTTGAAGTTGTTATCGTCGTTGATGATGTGGGGGAGGCCCTTCAAATGCTTCAGGTAGTGTTTCTCCATCCGCATGCCCCATCCGCGGTTGATCTGACAGTCGGGATCCGCCACCACCTTGAGCACGCCCGCCGGCGTGTGGATCGAGATGAACTGGAACCCGTATCCCGCCTCGCCGCCGCCGCCGTCATACTCCACCTTCGCGTTGAGCCGGCGGGCGACTTGCCAGAAGTTGATCGGGTTGAGGTACGCGCGATCCTGGCGCTTGCCGATCTGCGCCACGCGCACCGCCGCAAGACCAAGGTTCTCCTCGATCGTCGACGAGGTGTCGTTGACCCGGATGCCGGCGAGGCGACGCGGATCCGCGCCGCGGTCGATGCCGCGGAACGAGTCCGACCCGAGCGCCGGCGCGGTCAGCGGCGTGCAGAGCTCGAGGCCCTCCATGCACGTGCCCGGGTCGCCGGCGCGGAACAGGTAGTCGTTGTCGACGAAGCCGGAGATCGCCGCCGCCGATGCGACGGTCACCGTTCCGGCGTCCTCGTCGACGGCGGTGACGGTCGTGCTGCCGGTCCGCGGCGACGCGCCGTTCGCATCGTTGTCGGCGATGACCGTCATGCCGACCTTGAAGTTGCGCGCGTCGTCGACGACGGTCAGCGTGATCGTGTTCGAGGAGATCGACGCCCGCCGCCCGCGCTGGCCGCTGCCGTCGCGGTAGAGATCGAACGCCAGCGCGTCGCCCATCTCCTCGAGGACGCCGTCGGTCTCCATGCGCACGAGGTCCATGAACGCACCGCGATCCGTTGCGGCCGCCATCGCCTCGCCGTCGAGGAGAATCACGCCATACTTCGGACGGCGCGCCGCCTGGAGTTGCACGCCCTTCGAGGTCTGTGCGCCCGTCTGCGTCGCCGCGAACGTGCCGCCCACGCCCTGGGGGTTGCCGTAGCGCACCGGGTAGAAGAACGCGGAGCCCACGAACCCGCCTTGGCGGCCAATGTCCATGAACAGCGGGTGATCGCGCATCGCGAGATCCCCGGTGGCACCGTCGGCGTAGAGACGGCGGAAGATGTACGCGACCGTCGAAAGGTCGGAAGCCGGCATGAATCACCTCGAGCTGCGGCGCCTGTTGCAGGCGTCCGGGATTAACCGTTGCGGTTGATCCCCTGCGCAGACTCGAGAGGGGCGGCGGCCGAGTGACTCGGTTACGGCAACCCTACGCGCGGCGCGGTCAGTCGTCCAGTTGATTCGCCAGGAGCTTCGATCGCACGTCCTCGACGAGCTCGGCGCGCGAGCGCTGCGCCGGCGCTGCGCCGCCTGCGTTGCCGCCCGCCTTCCCGAGCGTTTTCGCCGGCTTCTTGCCCGCTGCTGCGGCGGGCGGCGCTTTGTCCGGTGCACCGGACGCACCGAGGATCTGTGCGACGTCGATCCCGCCCTCCTCGAGGTCCGCGCGGCGCCGCTGCTCCGCCTCGCGCAGCACCTCCGCTGCACTTGGGACCTCGCCCGACGCCTCGGCGAGGTCGACGGCGATCTCGTGCAGTCGTGCGCGAACCTTCGCGGGAGCCTTCGCGGCCCATAGCCTCACGAGGGGGACGTCGGCCTGCTCCATCGCCTTCGCGACGCCGTCGAGGTACCGCGTCACTTGCGCCTGGGTCTGTGCCTGCTGCTCCTGGGTGCGGAGCTTGGTTTGCAGCTCCTCGACTTGCCGCTGCACGGCAGCGAGCTTGTCGTTCGCCTCGCGCTCGCGGAGCAGCCGTTGCGCTGCCTCGCGGTTCGCCGGGTTCTTCGCGCCCGCCTGCGAACGCGCGTAGAGCGCTCGAGCGGCCGGCTCCCAATCCTCAGCGCTGAGGCCGAGTTCCTCGAGCACCGCGTCCGGTGCGTACCGCGCGCGCTCCTTGAGCGCCTCGAAGCGCTGGGCCGCCTCGACGCGCGGTCGCCA